GAACTCGGCATCGTTGGTATAAACATCTAGTCTATTCCTTTCAACCCTTGTTGCGTATGCATCTTCGTCGTAGGAACTAAAAAAGTCACAAACGCTGCTTATTATTTCTTTATTAGCTGTGGCCCTACGCCAATTATCATAATGATATCCGCTGTCACTGTTAGAATTTTCTAACCAGTCCTTGATATTTGAAATAGGCTGTGTGCGAAATATCACACAGCCGTCTATTTGCAGGCTGATTTTATATAACCATTTGTTGTAGAACTTACGACTGGTCGATTTGGTTTTCAGTTGTAGCATCTTGTTCTTGTGTATTTGCTGCTTCAGCAATTCGTTGCGCCCTAAGAGCTTTTCTTTCTTCCTTGGTCAACGGTTTTGGTATCTCAACCACTGTGAAATCTAATTTGTCATCGATGATATCCACGGTAACTCTTCCGCCATTTACTAGATCACCGAATAACACTCTGCGACTTAGTGGGCTCTTGATCTCGTTGTCTATGATCCGTGCCAATGGTCTTGCCCCCATCTTTTTGTCGTAGCCTCGATCTGCTAGCCAACGTGTGGCCTTGGCGTTAACCACGATCTCAATGCCTTTGTCTTTGAGTTGACTGTTGAGATCAGCCACAAACTTCTTGACGATCTGGATCACAGTGTCGCCACTGAGCTTAGAGAACTTGATCACAGCATCTAGTCTATTGCGGAATTCTGGGCTGAAATGTTTCTTAATAGCTTTGTCATCTTCGCCATCGCGTTCTAGTTCGCCAAACCCGATGGTGTTGAGTTCATTGTCTGCTGCGCCGAGATTTGATGTCATGATCAATATTGTGTTACGACCATCAGCTACTTTGCCATTGGATCCTGTGATAAAACCGTTGTCCATGAATGCCAACAGAATGTTCATGACATCTGGATGAGCTTTTTCAACTTCGTCTAACAGTAAGATGGCATTAGGTGTTTCTTGTAGTTTAGTGATCAACATACCAGCATTATCTTCGTAACCAACATAACCCGGAGGAGCACCGATCAATCTTGCCACTGAATGCTTTTCCTGATACTCGCCCATGTCAAATCGTATCAACTGCATGCCCATTTTATCTGATAATTGTTTAGCAGTTTCGGTTTTGCCGCAGCCTGTGGGTCCTAAGAATAGGAATGACCCAATAGGCTTGTTAGGTGCCTTCATGCCAGCCTGACTCACAAAGATTTTATCTAACAATGTATCTACAGCATTATCTTGTCCGTAGACCACACCCTTCATCTGAGTGTCTAACTCTGAAAGATTTTTGCTTTCTTTTTGCGCCACGGTTTCTAATGGCATGTTAATCATCTTACTGAGTTCGTAGGTGACCTGTTCGATGTCTACAATCTGTGTAACACCTTCCATGCCCTCATCATCTTTGAGCTTATATCTAGCACAGGCACAGTCAATAATATCAATAGCCTTGTCAGGCAGTTTTTTATCACTCATATATTTGACACTGAGCTTAACTGCTTGTTCGATGGCTGCATCGGATATTTTTACATTGTGATGTTGCTCGTAGTATTTCTTTAGACCTTTAAGGATCTTCACAGCCATTTCTGGTGTAGGCTCTTCAACGGTCACACGTTGGAATCGACGCATCAGCGCACGATCGCCTTCGAAGTGCTTGCGATATTCTTCCCATGTGGTAGATGCTATCAGCTTGAGAACACCTTTGGTAAGTATGGGTTTCAACATATTGGCCATGTCGTTTGAACTGCCATTTGCAGCACCCGCACCGTTCATCATGTGTGCTTCGTCGATGAACAAGATGATCTTGCCTTTTTTCTCTAGTGCAGCCAACACCGCTTTAACTCGTTCTTCGAAATCACCACGATACTTTGATCCTGCTAGGAGAGCACTGATGTCCAAAGTATAGACTTGATGGTCCTTGATAAATTTAGGAACCTTGCCTTCGTGAATCTTACGAGCAATGCCCTCAGCAATAGCAGTTTTACCCACTCCGGGATCACCTACCATTAACACGTTGGCCTTGTTTCGACGTGCCAATACCAATTGTATTTTTTCTATTTCGTCATCACGGCCTATTACAGGATCAAGTTTTCGCTGTTTGGCCTTGAGACTGAGATTGGTACAAAACTGATTCAATATTCGATCTATTTGATTTGAGTTCACTATTCTTGTTTCAACTTCGGCGTCTTCGGTAACCTGCACATTTTCTTGGAAATACTTTACAAACTTTTCTTTAGTCACCCCGGCCTTGGTAAGAAAGTAGTAACCGAAACTGTTTTTCTCTGACAGCACACTGATAATGATATCTGATATCTCCATGCGCTGTCTACCGCTAAACAACACCTGTGTAAAGCAACGATTCAACACACGTTCTACGCTGTTGGTCTTTTTAGGTTTTGCGTTGGCATTAGTAGTTTTAATATCATTGAGATTGTTTTTTAAGTAGTGTTCTATATTTGTTTTAACAAATTTAGCATCAGCACCAAAACTTTCTAATAGTTTATAAGAATCCTCATCATCCATGATGCCATAGATAATATGTTCAATGGTTATGTACTCGTGACTCAAAGTCTTGGCCATCTCTATAGATTTTTCAAAAATTTCTTGTAGGCTCTTACTGGGTTCAATCATTACATATTTCCTTGTTTGATCTGTTTTATTAGGTCGATTTGCTCGGGTTGTAGAATTTTTGGGATTGATACTTTAATTTTTATCAATAAGTTACCTCGCTGCCTTGTGCGCATATTGGGCAAACCTTCACCTCTGCAACTCATTACTGTATCCGGTTGTGTACCGGGTGGCAAGTTCATTGATAATGTTTTACGATCTAGTGTTTGTATTTCTATACTGGCTCCCAGCAATGCATCCCATACACTTACTTCTCGTTCTACAATCAACGATGTGCCTTCTCGTCGGTATATGGAGTGTTCACGCACTATGACATTAACCAATAAATCTCCTGGTTTGAGACTGGGTATTGAATCATCGCCCATGCCTTCGTATCTAATTTGTTGTCCATGCTCTATGCCCGGAGGAATCTGAATGTTGATCATCTTATTCTTACCAGGGATTGAAACTTCAGCGGTAAAGTCTTTGCCGTTAAGCACATCTTCTAAGGTAATTTCTACATTGATGTTCAAGGATCTATTTCTGCGTTGAGGCTGGCGACCAAATCCGCCAAAGCCAAAGTTACCGAAAATGTCATGCATATTACCAGTGTCGAAATGAAACTCAAACGGATTTTGACCTCTACCCATGCCCGGCTGTGCATTAGGATCACCGCCAAGGTCTATGATTTGTTTTTTCTGGGGGTCGCTAAGAAATTCGTAAGCCTGTGATATTTCTTTGAACTTCTTTTCATCACCGCCTCGATCTGGGTGATATTTCATGGCCATGCTTCGGTATGCCTTTTTTATTTCGGCATCACTGGCGTTTCGTTTTAGTCCTAGGGTAGCGTAGTAATCCATGTTTATATTATATGATAAAAAAAGGACTGTGTCAAGCAGTCCTTTTATTTAATTAGAAATTTACTGAGCTTTATTTTTTCTTTTCAGGAACTGCTGTGCCTTCATGTTTTTCACGTATTTTGACTTCTTTGCAGTTTTGTTTTGGTTTGTTGGTCTTAGGATCTATTACAGGCTTACCATCTTTGCCCTGTTGATCCACACAGACTTTTTTAGTTTTTGGTTTGGTATCATCGGCTGCATATATAGGGAATGACATCGCTAATGCAAGTCCTGCTACAAAAATAATGTTCTTCATATTAGTCTCCTTTTTTAGCTATCATAGCTTGAATTTTTTCTTGAATAATCTTTGCCCAAAATGGCTGTGGAAAATTCCATCCTACAAATGCTCCTACTGCTATCCATAGTAATGTATCTAACATATCCTGCTCCTTTTAAATTTCCGGTTGCTCTGGCTGTGCAGGCATTGGTTTGCCACTGCTAGAAACGCCTACTGATGGTTTAGCCGCTGGCGTTCCGAATCCTGGACTGCCACCAAAGCTGCTCGGTGCTGGAGTAGTAGATGTGCTTCCAAAGCTGCCTCCGAAACTGCCACTTGATGCTGGAGCACTGAAGCTTCCTGCCTGTGCACCAAATCCTGGTTGAGGTGCGCCATATGTTGTTGTGACGCTCTGTGCCACTGGTTGCATGCCGCCATTGTTTGCTCCATTTAGTTTTTCTTGTGTGCGACCAAATGCCGCAATACCTAAAACAGCACCCATTGCGATGTGAAACAAACCAGCACCTTGTAGTGTTAATGGATTCCATTGAGTGATTGGAGTATGAGTTGCTGTTTGTAACAAACTCCATAGTACTGGGAATAAGATCATGTCAAACATACATACCAACATATACATCCAACCCATCATTGGACGCCACTTGCTGTTCATCCAATCTTCTTTCTTTTGTTCGCTTTCGCTTTTCACTGCTTCTGACATAGTTCGCTCCTATTTGTCTTTACTATTTAAAACCAAAGGTATAAACCGTTTAGGCTTAATAATATTCCAAATCCTGCTACAGCAAAGCTGCCCCAGAACATGGCCATACTAACTGCAAGAATACTTGCTGATAACACAACGATTGCTAATTGATATGCTGTTGATGCATAACCGATCCATGGACTAGACTTTTTAGCCTCTTCACGTGCTGCTTCCATGGCACGAGCCTTTTCGGCAATTTCTTTCTTGTCAGCATCCATGCGTTCTTTTTCAGCCATGAACTCTGCTTTGATCTTTGGATCGGCTGTTGTCTTAGCCGCAATTTCGTAGCTAACACCGCGACCTGCTTTGGCTTGATACTGTGCCCAAGTATTGTTAGCACCTAGTGTATTATTTAATACTGTGCTGGACAGCTTGCCACCATACCATGCGTTAACTGCTAGTAACAAGGCAAATACAGAAATAACCATACCTGCTTTGTCTTTTAATTTTGCTTCACGCTCTGAACGTGAGCCAACTGGTGGCTTTGGTGCGTCTGGATCTTTTGGTTGTTTGTTAACTAAATTTAATACTGAATCTATCAATGCCATTTTTCGCTCCTACTTAATGTCCTATTATTTAACTGATTCGAAGATTTTCTTCTGTTCTCGATACCATTCCTGCCACATTCTCAATTTTTCTGCATTTTCGTGGCAGGCACCGTAGTTTTCAACGACTCTGTCGAGGAGCCGACTGGCTTCAATTCCGCTGGGGGTTCCATCAGTTGCGGCGGCACGTTCGGGAACTTCATTACGACTGGCGCTGTCGTGCAAGCTGACAGTAGACTTAGGCAAAGTACACTGAGCATCCAATTGCTTACCCGCAACTTCTTTGATAATTTCTCTGTTGACATAGACATTTTCCTTGACTACTTTAATTTTTTCTACAATTTTAGTTTCTATTACTGTGTTTACTTGCTGACTCTTTTCTTCAGCGGCTTTTACTTTTGCTTCTAATTCTTTAACACGTTCGCGCCAAGCCATTTCTGTTCCATGGCTTCCGAACAAATAACTACCTGCTACCAGTAATACAACTCCAACTAGTTCTGCAGGTAGTTTGTATTGAGATATTAGAGGAATCCATGTAACCAACTTGCTGGCCACATACAATCCAACTCCAACAGCAATCAATAGGTAAGTGATCCAGAGAAAAAAACTATCTGGAATCAGCGCCAGCACCCATTGAATCTGCCACACGATCAATGTGCTCCGAATATATGCAGAGCGTGTTCGTAGTGTTTGATTCTATCCTCAAGACCAATAGTGCCACCGTTGATACGCTTGGTCAATGTGAGAATATCACCCTTATCTGCCCATTGGTTGAGATTGTTTTGATCCCAGAAGAAGCATGCGCTTTGTACAGCACCTTCAAATGTCTGAAGATATTCTGATGCTTCTTCTACAGGTACCTCAATACTGGCCGCAAAGAATGTATAGTTGTCTTTGCCAGTGAGCTGTATCAGCCCACGACCGCAGTATTTGAATCCGTCGCCACTTGCTTCGTCTCCGTTACCCATGCGATTAGCATATACTCTGTTGGCAATTTTTTCGGGCTTGTTAGCGTATGCGGCTGCAATAGCATCATCTGGAAAGTATTTGGGAAACACTTTTCTAAGACTGGCTGCTTTGTAGTTTAAATTTTCTTTGAGGAACACAAATCCACCGCTTTCGTGAGCGCATTGTGCTAGGAAAGCTGCCACACGCTGTGGAGTATTGATATCATATTCTGGAAGTATGGCATTTAGTGCATCATACCAGTTCTGTAGATACGGATTCTTTGGCAGCATTTCTTTCAGCTGCTCTTTGGTAAAATCAAATGTAAAGCTCATTATCAGATCCTTTTTAATAACATTGAACGTTCGCCGTTGTTGAACACGAATGTGTCACCTACTTTGTTTATAGTGTAGTCTCCTAACACCTTTGTAAGCCAAAATGCTTCGCTGGTAGCTGCTTGGTCTACACTGTATCCATCTGTGATGCCTTCTAAGATAGATTCTGTGTTGCCGTCTTTGACAATTTCTAATCGCACTTGAGAACCAAACGGTTTAATTATAGTTATCACGTTGCCGTCGAGATTCAGATCGTCCATCAATGTCTTTGAAAAGAATCTTTTTACATCTTCGGTGCGATTTTTATTTATAAAATCTCGATATTCATTGACACTTGAGGGAATCTTATCCTTGAGATTGCCTGTGCTGGCTTCATGCACATGATTTTGTTTATAGTATTTAAATTTAAATTCATCTAATCCAGTAAGTCTTTTCACACCATAGGTTAGTTCCTGAATGTGTTCTGCTAGTTTAGGTGTCCTGCCAATTTCTACAAATACAGAATATTCGCCGTTGTTGTCCTCGCCACTACTGACATCTGCATCTAGCACGAAATTGTAGCCCTTTTCGATAAACTCCATGAGATCCTTGGCAGGAGATCGATCTTTGACTTTGAAGCTGACTACGCAGACATCTTGATCCTCGCCCATTTTTGATCTAAAGGCATCTACTTCAAATACATCGTGGACCATCTCTTTCAGGTCTGTGGGTCTCAGCCCTTCGTTAAGCTGCTGGTTGTTCTGCTGGTTGTGCATTTGCCATATCCTGTGCTTGTTGTTCTGCTGGATCGATCGAAGCATTGATGCTGTTGGCATTTACGATGTCTTCAATCTTATTCTTATCAAGTTCTGTGTAGCCTCGGTTGATATCACTCATGAGTTTCTTGGGCATGCTAATCTTTATCATCCATATGTCTTTGTGATCGATTTTGCCTTTGCGTGTGCCTGGCCTAATATCATCCGGAGTTTTGATCTTCCGCACTGTCGCAATCTTGCTTTCTGCTACTTGCACTCTACACCCGTATTCTAACAGACGTTTTCCGCCTGCGGGTTCAGGTAGCTGATCGTGTGGCCACATAAATGTGCATTCCACATAATATCTGCTTTCTCTCGGACCTTCTACAATTTCTCCGTCGATCCAGTTATCGAACACGTATACATCTAATTCATCTAGTACACGCTCGAAGTCTTTGAGCAGTTGTAGGCTGTTGTTAGACCCGTAGATCTGTTCAATATTGCTGATTATGTCTTTGATATCTGCCATAGTATCTCCCGTTGTATTTATCGTCAAAATACAAACATAACATATAACTTTTAGATCCGGGAGTTAAATACACATGTGTTCGGTCACGGACACTACGGTTTGAGGTCCGTGCCTAACACTTACAGGAGGGCTAACCTTATATGAAGCGAAAAAGAGCGCAAGTTCAGCAAAACGAGCAATATGATCCACGATTTAACACAAACGTAATAAATATTGATCATAGGTTAAATGAAAAACGCAGAAGAGTACAGATTTATCCCAAGAGTCTAAGCCAAGAGACTTATCTACTTAAACTAAACGATCCCAACAAAATGATTGTATTCGCTATTGGTCCAGCCGGTACGGGTAAAACCATGCTGGCGGTTCAGTGGGCCATAGATCAACTCAAATATGGATCTGCAGATAAAATCATAGTTACTCGACCTGCTGTGAGTGTTGATGAAGAACACGGATTCTTGCCCGGGGACCTAAACGAAAAAATGGCACCTTGGACCAAGCCAATATTTGATGTAATCGCAGAAAATTTCAATGCCAGAGAAATAGAAAATTTTATCAAAGAGGGGGTGATAGAAACCAGTCCTTTGGCCTACATGCGAGGTAGAACTTTTAAAAATGCGGTAGTTGTAGCTGACGAGATGCAGAATGCAACGCCTAGTCAGATGAAGATGTTGCTGACGAGATTAGGACAGAACAGCAAGATGGTAGTTACAGGAGACCTACAACAAGCTGATCGTCCTAGCAACAACGGCCTACTAGAATTTTTAGGATTGTATAATAATTTCCAAGGCCACAGATATGTGGATCTAGTAAAATTTGATGTGCAGGATGTTGAACGTCACGAAGCTGTTAAGGAGATATTAGCAATCTACGGCGACGATTAATCTTTAGGGAGGTAGGGGGTCAAGCGATCCCCTAACATTCTTTTATAAAACTCGATCATGTCATCATATCCTGCATCAGGATTGAGCCCGTTTTTGATCACAGTTTTCTTTTCAAAGTCTAGTATAACCTTGGAAGTCTGGATATCTGTGGTTCTGTAGTGCCTTTTGAATTCAGTGACTTCGTCGTATTTGCCATCAGGCTTCTTGATGTATTTCACTATCATGTATCTATTATCCATTTACGCTATTTCCTTCTTGATCTATTTCCATCCAGGTATGATCGCCCATGTATTTTACTCGAGCCTGATATTCATAGTCTTCTGGAGCACTACTGGACCAGTCGTTGGGACCATGTTGTGTTAGCAATGTATATTGCTTTCTCTTGTCCCATGCTAGCCAATAGATATTACCCATCACCGGTTGAAACTGATACACCGCGGCATGAACGGCATCTGTGATATCTAATCTACGCTTGATAGCCTGCGCCTGTTTTTCTAACACATTAACCAATTCCACAATTCGATCGTATTCCTGCTGTGCATACATCCTAGCATGATTGATCATTAGATCTTTCTGTTTGGTTACCGGAACTAACTCGAATTTAACTCCTCCGGCTTCCGTGGGATACTCTGATACGTTTCTATTGAAGAAAGGCACCATTGTTCCACCTATATCGGCATCAAAACTATTTCTGCCTTTGGCAAGATTAGATTTTTTATCCGCCATTAATCTTTGATAATTTTACCAGAGTAGATGCTAAATTAATTTCTGGATCGATGATCAATGTGTGATCTACCAGAGCCTGCTTAATGACATGCAAAGCCTTGTCCTGATGTTCTTCTGATCCAAAAATATCTAAATGGTTGTATAGCCACACATATACTTCTTGCATCTCTTCAGCACGTAGTTTACCGCACAACATCTTACGTGCTTCTTGGATCTTTCCTGCTCTGAACAACTCGACCATATCAAACTTCCACTCTGCAGATCCTACATCTTCCTTAGTAGCACTGTGCAGTTTGGCATCGTTGGTATTTTGTTGCAATAAATTTAGACATTTACGCAGATCAGGGTATGTGGTAGACACATACATATCTAGGGTGTCTAAATCAAATTCAACGTTTTCTTCAACCAACACAGTGGCAGCTCTAGCGGTAAACTCTGTTTGATCAAGTTTTGAGAAATGCCATTGTTGGCAACGACTGTGCAATGCTGGCACAATCATATTAGGATTATTACAGGTTAAAATAAAGCGAGCATAATTGCTGTATTCTTCTATGATGCCTTTTAACGAATCCTGCGCCTGCGGACTAAGACGATCTGCTTCGTCTAACAGCACCACCTTAAAGGCACCCCAAGCGATACTGCTGATAAATGGCACTATCTTGTTGCGTATGAAATCAATACCTGTTTCTCTACTGGCGTTTACTTCTAGCACATCAGCATCGAGAATTTCGATTTCGTTGACCAGAATCTTAGCCATGGTGGTTTTACCAATGCCTGGAGGCCCGCTTAACAGTAGATGAGGAATGCTTTTTTCAGCCACCCATGTTTCGACCTGTTTACGTTGTGCAGAGTCACGCCATACATACCCTTCCATCTTTTTAGGACGATACTTCTCAACCCATAGTTCTTTCATTCTTTTGCCTTGTTAATAATGTCTTGTGTAATTATACTATTTTCTGCATCATACAGCGAGAGGTTATGCAATCGATCTGCGCATGATCGAATGTCGTCGCTTAACTGGCCTCGACCAATTTCTCTTTCTACTGTGCGAGCAATGTCGTGTAATGCAATCACCGCATCAACTAATTCAATATTCCTCATACCAATTCCTCTACCACACCGAGTATCTCTGCTGAAATAATAAGAGCGCCTGCCCAATACAAATTACCAGCAATTAATACTGCACCAGCAATAATTCGTAATCCGCTTTTTACAAGACTAACATAAAAATGTCCTTTGCTGGTATCTTTAGGTTGGATTTCCATCTTTTAGTCCTTTATTAATTTCTGCTGCAATAACACGTTGTCTAAGTTCGCTAGTTGAGAAATTGTGTTCACGTTTGTTAAAATAAAATTCAATGCCTCGATCGTCACATTCCCATCGACCTGTAAAATCTTTTTCTGCGTATTCCTGTCCTAATATTCTAACATTAATAGGATAAGAAAGCAAGATATTTACAAGATCGGCTTCCGTTTCGTAGACAAGTATCTCGTCAATATACTTACAGGCTTTCAGTTGTTCGTAGCGTTCAAATACACTTTGAATAGGTTTATTTTTTTCAGTAGGACGATCAATGGTGGGATCTGTTTGCAACCCCACAATCAAATGATCGCATTGTGTCTTTGCTTCCTTGAGCATCATGATATGCCCAGCATGAAACAGGTCAAAGGTTGAGCAGGTAAAGCCTACTGTCATTTTCTACTCAAAAACTCTTTGAGATTTGGTGGAGTCCAACCATCGGGCTTGAGAACTTTGCCATCTTCACGTTTAATTACTTTACCTGTCTTTTTATCAATTTTAGCAAAGTTGGTACGCATAACTTCTTTCCAGGCACCTTCTGCATCTGCACCCATTGAGTGAATAGCACCGATAGTTACAACTAAGATGTCAATTAGCGCATCTAGAGATTCTACTTTGTCGTTATTATCTATTGCTACAGCAAGTTCTCTAGTTTCTTCCTCAATGAGTTTTAGATACATATTGAACTGATCTTGATTGAGGGATTCAACCGTTTGGTCGCAGGCCCGCATGAATTTTTCTTGATCACGAAATGGATTGGTCATTGTATCTCCTTAAGACTTTAATATCTTAATGATACATTTTTTTTCCTGTTCCTGCAACCACTCTTTTTCCAAATCTCCGAAGTCTGGAGAATCTGCCAAGGCAATATCTACCAGGACCTTGATCTGATACAGATCTTGTTTGGCGTAAAAGGCAGTGAAATGATCATTGTACGGATCTCGGCATTCTCTAACCAAGGCACGTAGTTGATTTGAGATATCAGCGATATCCGAACTTTTACGTAATTCCATTAGTTAATTCTTGACATGTTTCCAGGTAGGAAGTCTTGTGGATCGATATTCATGCTTGATCCGTTTGAAAATTCCTGACCGATGTAGAAATCATTTGGTCTTTCGTCAGCAACTGCAATAACAGCTGTGGTTTCTACTTTTTGAAATTCTTTATCACCGTTGCCGTCGTTGATTTTAATCTTACGAGTCCAACGACCGTGTTCAATAAGAACCCACTGACCGATCTTGACATCGAGGTCACATTTATCACCGACTTTATAAACTTCAGCCCAACGAGGTTTAACACCGTGTGCTTTACCATCGTCACTTTGAATAACGATGCCGCCGGCAGTTTTCATTTCGCCCATGTCCATGTTAATAACAAGAAGGTCCTTTGGCAGAGGACGAACCTGCATGTGTCGTGCTTCGAGATTGAACATAGTTTACCTTATTTCTTGTTGCTGCGAGCAGCCACTTCTTCATGTAATGCGTTGGGATTTTGTGCATAATAGTCTGCCAGCACTTGTTCGCGTGTGCGTATCACTCTGCCACCTTCGCCAATTTCGTCACCTCGAGCGTTGACTTTCATGTTGCCCACAGCCGGAGTTTTTTCAAATCTCAAGCTCATCTTTTCCATGTCAATTTCTTTGCCTCTCATTGAGGTATAAGTTCTTCCCATTTTATTCTCCTTTAAAGAATTCGTTAATTGGTAGCTTGTATTTAACACTGTCTATTTTGTGTACGCCAATTATGAATAGCACATAACTGGCTACAGAACTGCCTCTTCCTACTCCCCATACAATATTATTGCTTCTGAGAGTATCTACCACATATTTCATTGCTCGCAACACAGGAATCAAATTATGATTTCTATATAATTCGATCTCTTGTAATAATCTATCATAGTTTTGTTCTGGACAGTGATCCACCAAAAATGCTTCTATGTCCATGCATTGATATTCTTTGGGTATAAACCATTCAGTGCAGTCTATGTCAGTGGGGGGAATTGGATAGTTCAAATGCTCTTGATGCAATCTATTCACATACTGTGAAAGATCATCAGAAGTTTGGCAATGTTCCAGTATGTCCGGCCCATGCTGCATCACACCCTGTATGAGTTGTTGAGTAGTATTAGTCCACATTGATCAATTGACCTAAATCACCATCTGCCTGTTTCAATTTCTGAGCATGCCTCTTTGCGAGTTCTTCTCTATATATTGTAACAAAAGTAGATAGCTGTGTCAAGAGATCTCTACTGCCCATTCTTGCAGCAGCGTGATATTTTTTATTCAATTCGATGAGACGATTTTCAATGTCTTGATCTTTATACTCTGACAAATCGCCGCTCAGTGGATGAAACATTAGCTGTATAATCCTAAATAATTCATCCAAATTACAGTAGCACTGTGTTGCCAAACTTCGATGATCACTGGGTTTGTAGCAGATGTGACTGTAACTGATACAGGAAAACCTGGTGATTTTTTAATCACAGTGCCGCCTGAAGTAATAAATGTAATTGTTCTAGCAGTACCATCTCCGTAGAGTTCTAGAGTGGCTTTACCGATCTGTCCGAGTCCTGTGACATCCACTGCTCCGGTAGGAAATTCAGAGAATGACAAACTGGTGTTTGCTCCGAACTTTACTATGTGATACATGGCCTGTTTAAAACTGATGTCTTGTGTGCCTGCCACTATTGGAGAACCATAGTCCTTTTTACGCAGATAAGCATCTTGTAGTGTTACAGATCCTACTACATTATACAAGAAATCGTTGTCTTCGTCTATCCGGGCTGCATTATCCTGCAGATCTGTAATCTCAGTCTTGGCAGCAGAGAAGTTGGTTTTGATAGTATCAAAGTTATCTCTAAACACCTGAGTGTCGTTGTCCTGGCCAGCTACAGGAAAGTTTTCATTTATTGCTGCGAAATTGATAAGGCTTGTCAAGGTAATTTTTCTCCACGTTGCGGGAATGCAAGGTATTTATCCTCTATTTCTCCGTCTATAATATCTATTATATAGCGATCTGCTACAAAGTCAATGGTTTTAAAATCAAAGCCACTGGCTTTGATTCTGGCCACTATATTTTCAGCCGGGCTGGCTGCTGCATCATTATCCGATCCTGGTTTGCAATAACACAGGGGTAAGGCTGATACATATCCTGTCTCAAAAGATGCTTGGTCTTGTGTGCTGCGCATCCATAAGGGCAAAAATTCTCGATCTCTGTCCCCTATTGCGCTGATGCGTGATCTCATGTTTTTAATAGAATTAGGAAACACTCGCTGATGATCACTGTCGCTGACCAAGGGAATGTCGCTGTCTATTTTGATACTGTCATAGCTGATCAATACCTTGCTGTTAATGTTATTGGGTAGATTCACTGTTTGGCTGATGCTGCGACCGTTTTTTTCTAGGTCGTCTATGATTTCTACATAGATGACTTCATAGATGGTCTCTTGTGTTACAGGATCTTTGGCTTTGGCAGTTTTAAGACTACCAAATTTCAATCTCTTGTGATAATGATTGCGACTCATGGCCTGCACAAATTTCACAGCTGTAACACTTTCTATACCTGCATATATCAAAACTCGAAGATCTGTCTGCACACTGAAATTAACGTCACCATATCGATAGATGTCTGTGGGGCGGAATATTGTTGCATCGGTGATGAAATTAAACCATGCTAATCTTTTGGGTTTTGATTGTAGGGCTTTGACATAGAGATTGGCAAAAGTTTTATTGTTTGCAACCAACACAGATAAATTAAATGTGCGATTTAATGTGGCAAAATTCACACTGTCTCTGGCTCGCACAGTAAATGTAAACTTGAGATCATATGTTGTGGTAGAATTGTCGAATATCGAGGAATAATCTCTACTGAGTGTGGAACTGTCTTCAGCGGGTGACAGATTGTCTGTGCGTTCGAAAAATCTTGTTAGTCCCGGACCAGCGTCATCTGCAAACTGTTTGATCTTGCCTTGTATTGCACCTGTAGGCAAAAATTGCAGTCCAGCAGGTAGATTGCCTGACACAAATTCATAGCTGATTCTTCCGCCGTAGAGTAGACTTGTTGCTTGAATGAATTTGTCAGAAGCAATGTTTGGTTTAATTGTTCCAAGATCGCTGTCAGTGATCCATTCTACTGCGCTGTCAATTTCTCCGATCACTGTGACAGTGAAAGTTTTTTCAGTCTTGGAAGTGCTGGCTCGCCAGTATTCTTCATCAGTGGGTAGTCTGTTAACATGAACTTTCACACTGATATATGTTACTCCAACGAATTCCACAGCATCGTTGATTATGTAAGTAGTGGAGTTATTCCATGTGCCTTTATAAACATAATTTGTGTATGCCAGATCTGCTGGATAATTCACAGCACGGACAGTGAATTGATAATTTTTCGAGATTCTAGCCTGATATGGCACAGAACCTGCTATATCGCCTGTGGTAGTATCTAGTTCCATGCCAGGAGGCAGTTGGCTCTGTGAACCGTCGGGATTGACGGGCAACAGAAAGTATGCGATGGTGCCGGATAAAGTGGGAGGATCGTAGACATCCAAGAATATGGTCACATAGTTATTGGCACGGAATCGGCCTAGATCACTGTCAGTGATCCAAATTGGCACACGAGCACTGCTGGCATCTGCCTGAAATATATTGGTGTCAACCTGCACTATTGAGTTATCGGCCTGTAGGAACTCTTCAGTGACCACATAGATTTTAAACAGTCTAGTTTCTGTATACACTCCGTCAGTGACAGCCACTATGAAATTGTAGATCCTGCTGAGACGTCTAGGAGTTCTGCTGGGTTCATTGTAATCAAACACAGTGATGTCGTAGGTAAATGTGTCAAATCCATTGCCTCGAGCTTGTATAAAGTCTATAGGAAACACGTCTAAGGGTGCGGTGTCATAGCCACCTGAAGTTTCCAGATTGTATTCCACGGCAAATATGGGATCGGTGAAACCTGATATTACACCACTCTTGCTGAGGCTGAGTCCAGGAGGCAATACTCCTCCATTGGGCACAAGATAAAATTCCAATACATCACTGGCAATGAGATCTGTGTCACGTGCTTCTAGTTGAAAATTTACTCGTGCATTGTCTAATACAAAGTAAGCTTCTGCTGGACCAACGTTTAAAAATCCTTCCTTGGTGAGCCATATGGGTCTATCACTGCCATCCACGGCCAGCTTAAAAGTGCGGTCTTCAATGTCCACACCGTCTGATGCTCGAATCACAAATCTGTTTTCTGTGTAGACTTTGACTTCAGTGGGACTGCCTTTGATAGCGCCATCAATCAGTTTGAGGCCACGTGGCAATGAACCTGCGATCAAGCTGTATGCAACAGTGGCTGTGAGATTGGTTGTGGCCTGTAATTGTATATCAATAGGTATACGTTCAGTGAGCAAGCCTAGACTATCTGCAGGAGTGATCCATGTTATCATGTGATCAGTCCTTAGAGAAGTGTGCCACAGTCCAGATCCATGCGTCCAGGCAGCAGTATGGTGCCAAAATCTATGTTTGCAGATTGTAGAGCTACCTGCATGGCATTGGTATATGTGCCGTCTATGCGTCCAAAGTCATAGGAAGTCAATATGTCTGTGACTGGAATAATGGTTTTGAAACTCACTGTGGAACCAAAAGCAGTGACCTCTATGTCCTTTCTGCTGGTAGTAGACCCTGGTGCTGCTACTCCTGCCATGGTGATCTGTTGATGTGTGCTGGCTAGCATGACACCAGCATCGGTGTCTATTCTGATAAAAGCATCTGGAGCAGAGTTATTCACGGTGATGGTATCTGTGTTTTCAGACAACAGCATCTTGGTGCCGGATACCAGCTTTTTAAATTTTAGATCAGCACCTACTTTTTCTTTGAAAACACCTGCACCCACTGCACCAACATTGGTGGCAGTGATAGTTAGCTGAGTGCTTATATCTGCGAAGTTGGCATTTACTTTTTGAAACGCGGTGCGTAGATCATCGCCTAGGCCATCATTTACCACATTGCCGATATTAATTGGTTGTATTGTCATAACACGCTCTCTTTAGTATATTTACCGTTTTATGGGTATCCAAATCTTGCTCGATATGTGGTATACAGCGACTGAACATTGGACAGCGTTAATACACCGTTGTATACTTTGACAAATCCTATATCAGCTGTTTGCACTTCACTACCGCCAGCACGACTGAACAGTCTTAGTTGATTGAAACCACCACCACCAGCATTGGTGCCGGTGAACAATGTGCCAGTTGGCGAGGAACTGGTTGCAGAATATAGTTGTCCTAGACTTGTTGAGGTATTCCAAGTAGCCCAATCAAGATGCCAGAAGAGATCAGCACCCGATGACGGCAGGTTAACTGCAAAGTTAGGATAGAATGTTTGGTCGTGGCCGTTGTACAGGCCCATGAGCCAGTCTTTGCTGGCTTCGCTTTGTGTTTGCAGCAGTCTACCATCAGCAGTTGCTATGCGTTTGTAGGCCATAAACACAGTATAACTTTGTCCAGTAACATAGTTAGGACCACCATAGATAACATCAGTGCCCACGGCGTTGCTTTTTCTAAACACCCCACCGTTGGAAGATTGCCAAGAAATACTGCCGCCAGCATTGGCCACCGATAGTGTGTAAGTTCCTGTAGCATCCGAGGTGCCGTTCACAGGCACAGCAGAATAGTTGGCTGCGTCTAAATCGTATACCAAAGTTGGCAGTGAGCTTCCGCCATAACTGGTCATTAATGCTGTTACGCCTGTCATATTATGTTAGTCCTGTTCCGTTGATGTACCAGGTAGTGGCAGCTACCTTGACTGCTGTGGCCATACCGTTGGCCGCCAGTGTTCTTGTGCCAGTGCTTGTGCCACCCGCCAATCTCAGGGTGTCTGATGTGATAGCAATGGTCACTGTGGTAGCACTTGGTCCTGCTATGAATGTAAGAGTGGTTCCTATTGGATAGGCCACTGAAGCATTAGCTGGAATTGTTATTGTCTGACTGTTGGTTGTTACATAAATGTGTTCACCAGCATCTGCTATGGTCAATGTGTTAGTGGTTGTAACTGCGCTTGCCGGGATACCTAGATAACCAGCACTTCTGGCTGTGCTGGCTGTGGTAGCCTCTGCTAGGGTGTTGATCACAACACCACCACTGCCATTGCATTCTAGTTCAAGGTTAGCGTTTGTGACCGTTGTGCTGATTCTATTGCCCACCACAGTGATCTGATCAGTGTTGAATGTTTCAGCTGTGACACTATTGCTGTATGAAACTTCTTTGGTGCTGGCGTTGTATTGCAATACTCCACTGGTAGCACTGATATTTCTAATTGGTGCCACAGTGAATGTGTTGGCTGTAGCTTGATTCAACACACTGCCGGTGGCATTTATAACGATTGAGTTAGCGGCTTGGCCATTGTAGCCGGCAGCATAACCAATGGCCACAGAATTGACACCTTGATAGCCACCACCAGCAAAATAACCAATAGCCACCGCGCCAGCACCTTGTTCAATATTACCAGCCTCACGGCCAATGGCCACAGCATTGGTGCCTTGTTGAATATTACCAGCACTGCTACCAACAGCCACAGCATTTGCACCTTGCGTTGTTTGTCCAGTAGCGTAACCAACAGCCACAGTATTGATGCCTTGTTGAATATTACCAGCACCGGCCCCAACGGCCACCGCGCCAATGCTCTGGCTGGTAAGCCCTGCTTGCGCACCAAATGCCACAGCATCGCCAGCTGTGTCTTTTATCACAGCACCATTTGTTAGTGTGATACTACCTGGCAATGTTAAACTGCCATCGTCACCAAATGTCCATTGTTTTGATGTTCCTCCAGTATTGGTCCTAATGAGTATATTTGTATGAGCGTATAATTCAGCAGATACCGACCCCATATACAATGCAGTAGTATCATCACTAGTACTTGTTAGATATGCAACGTTGGCGTAAGTAGTAAAGTCTAGTTTAGCATTTCCTAATCCACTAATTGGTCCTGGTACTGTTAACTCACCATCTTCACCAAATGACCATCTACGCAAAGTACTATCACTTAGGTTGATGTCAATGTTGATGTTGCCGTCGCTCTTGATATTACCAGGTATGGTCAAATCACCTGCCGTGTCAAACTCCCAAATCTTGTTAGTCGCATTGGGGGTGGTTATTTGTATTTTACCGTTAGTGGTAGTACGCACATTGTGATCGTCAGTGCCCAAGAAGATACTGGTTTCTGTTAAATCGCCTGTGGTCAAGTGTAGGTGATGATCACCTCCTACATATGAAGGTGCGTCACTGTTGATCAAACCTGATTCAACGCCTATACTTTCAGGATCGTAATTATCTTCTTCAGGTGATACACGAATAGTAAATTCGTAGTCATCACTGTCAACGAGAATACTAAAGTCACCGCCGCTGCCGTCTAATGTTACTGTACCAGAGTCTGGATCAGCGATGCCAGCACCTTCTGGGTAGATCCACCAGTATAGTGTTTGATCAGCATATGTATCTGAATAAACATAGAAAGTAAGAGTATCACCAACTTGAGCAGTATTGACATAATAATTTATTTCTATGCCGTTGTCAGTGTAGATATACGAGCCGCCGCCTTTAATTACTAACTTCTGACTGGCCACATCTGGGCTTGCTGGTGTAAGTTGAATAGTGGGATTGCTGGTAACAACGCCTTCTGTGATTGTACCGCCTTCAGGTAATACTAAATCACCATCCTCACCGAATCTCCATCTACGCAATGTTGAATCTGACAAGTTGATGTCAATGTTGATAGCACTTTCGCTACGGATATCGCCTGGTAGTTCTAGACCACCGTCGCCCTGAAATTTCCAATTATGTTCAACTGTACTGTTTACATCTGTGCGATCAAATGATCTAATGGTTAGGCCACTGCGATCTTCATCCTGCCAGTTTAGTTTAATCTGTGCTCGTTCGTCACTGTCACCTTCACCATCTGGATCACCACTGTAGGCTCGAATAAGTTGTGTGGTATCGTCGTCAACCTCTACATTGATCCAACGCATTGAAGTTGTGCCATCGCCGCAGTCTTGTACAAATCTACCACCATTTGTACCAGTGACAATATCATCTGGTGCTGTTAGTATACCATCCTCACCAAACTGCCAGATGCGCTGTGTTGAATCTGTAAGATTAACTCGGATTGAAACATCAGTTTCACTTTCTATGCCAGTGGCAGCGCCGCCCCCTGATCCAGTGATGGTAATATTGCCTTCTGCATCGCTGGCAGTGGTAACACCACCAGCACCTATGAACTTGATTGATTCGTTGTTGCTGATTACTCTCTGTGTGGAATCATCTGCGGCTACTGAGAAACTAAAAGCAAGAGCGCCTGCGGTAGTCTGTGTTGTGCCGTCTGGGAATGTAATGCCACCCGGAAGGGTTAGATTTCCTGCGCCATTGAACTGCCAAACTCTTTCGTTATCACCTTGGTTAGTGAGTATTCGTACTGGGGCAGCATAATTTCCACCGTTCTCTGTGTAAGCACGAACAGTTAGACCATCTTCGTCTTGTCTAATCCTACTGTTAACACCGCCGGCAACCGAGCCATAGTCCCATACGATGCCTCTATTAATACCGCCAGTTTCGCCGCTGAATGTTGCATTACCTGCTGCGGAAAGTGTAAAAGTTTCTGTGCCGTTGACTAAATTACTGACACTACCAGTCCAGGCGGTGTATTGACTTGTACCGTCTGGAAAATTTATTCTACCATAGTAGGTAGCACCATTGTCATCTGAAAGTTCTTCAAATTCCCAACGAGTTCCACCCGGACCGCCGGCATATATAGAGTTAGAAAGGTCATCCCATCTTAGCGTAGTACCGTTGGTAGTTAGATACTTATTAGCGTTACCAGTTTGTGAGGGGATGGTAACGCCACCGCCGCCTGTATAGGCTGTGGTTTGAGTAGTGCCATCAGGAAATCTTAAATCACCATCTTCACCAAATGACCATCTACGCAAAGTACTATCACTTAGGTTGATGTCAATGTTGATATCGCCTTCACTGCGGATATTGCTAATGTTACCGACTGAAGTCAAAAAACCGCTGTCGTTAGACAGTTGACTCACAAGTGTTGGTATAGTTGGCTTGCCAGTTAGGTCAGCATAGGCACCAGTGGTAGCCACTGTAGCAAATGTGGGCTTGCCTGTGATACTGTTCCAGGCTGCTGTGCCAACATCTGCTATAGACTGCCCTCCCACTAATAGATTACCTTGACTATCTATAGATAATGCTGTGCCACCCAAGAAAATTGTGTTGTTGCTGACATAGAGACTGCGCCAAGGCAGTGTGCTTGAACCTAGATCACCACCGTGAGCAGTCTGTGGCAGAATGTCTCCACCCACTGTCAAGTTGCTGGTAACGGTAGTAGCTTGGTCGATTACAATGGCAGTACTGTCTGTGGTACTTAGTGTACTTCCCGCAAATTCAAACGCCCCTAAATTTAAATCAACGTCTGCATTTATTCCCAGTGCTGTGTAAAGTTCTGTGAAGTTAGCATTTACTTTTTGGAACGCAGCTCGTAGGCTATCGCCTTTCTTGTCATTGGCTGTGGTGCCTACATTAATATTCTGTTTTGCCATTTTACGCTCCTATGCTCACGCGGTGTATTGCTAGTCGACTACTACTCGATATGTCAACAGGTCCACCACTGACTTGTCTTATAGCAACTCTAACAGCATCTCCTGCAGAGGCCGGCATTACAGTTGAGTAGTGTAGATAACTACCAGTCCAAGAACCATTGAAAATTACAACTGCTTTAGTGACATCAAGGTTAGTATCTATAGTAAGAAAGCTACCCGGGTTTAATGTTACTGTGGTTGAGAAATATACTGACATGTTGATCTGATAGTAACCTGTGTATGGTACTGTAAATGTTCCAGTACTATACGAATTAGCAGTGTCAACTGTGTCAACAAACTGTATAAATGAGGCACTTGCTCCGTCGTTTACTGTCTGCGTAGTTGTTGTGGCAGCAATTACTGTAACAGGACTATAACTTTTTAGTACACTACCGTCACTGAATGTAATACCATTAGATACAGTAAGCTCGTTTTCTACATTGACATCGCTGCTAAAAATTGTTTTAGGAGTAACAGTAATTGCTGAACTGTCTGCTGAATCAATCAATGATGTAAAGATATTTCCAGTAAACGTACCGCTAAGTGTGCCGCTTACTGATCCTAATGCGGAATTATACGTAACTTCTTTTGTACTAGAATCGTATTGTACAATGCCACTTGCACCAGTTTGATTTCTAACGGGATTAACATAGAAACCAGCCGCTGGTGCATCTAGTGTAAATCCAGATGCGTTAATTGCAATGGATCCTGAAACAGCTGACGGATACCCTGCTCCATTGCCTATAGAAATAGCGTAATCGCCTTGACCTGCACCTGCGGCGGCTCCGATAGCAACAGCACGATTCCCTTGATTAACATTGCCTGCACCAGAACCAATAGCAACAGCGTAGTCTCCTTGATTAAATCCACCTGCTACGATTCCGATAGCAACAGAGTCTAAACCTTGCAGTCCGTCGCCCCCTGCGCCTATACCTAGTGCAATTTTAGTATCTTCAGTTCTTAATGTTGTTGCAAATATTCCGCCATAGACTTTGTTTTCTACAGCATCAATAATCTTAGTTGAATCGTCGCCAAACACTGAACCTCGTAAATCAAACACTGGATTCACTGCAATGGTTAAAGTGTCAGTGGCCACATTTTTACTCAGTGTGATGGTTGCATCACTGGCAATGTTTAATGTGTCGCTGGCTGCATCAGCTGCCAGTATATTAGCTATATCATTGTTGACTACAATTTGTGTAAACGCATTTACCGCAGGTGCTGAGTTGGTAATAGTCACGTCACCTGTGGCAATGTCGGTACTAACTGTGATACCTACACCAGAAGATACAGTTATGACACCAGTGTTGGTTATTCTCAAGTTGTCACCAGTCGCGCCGTTTATGTTAATACCTGCGCCTGTGGTTCTGCCTGAGGGCAAAGCAGTGACATTCTGTAGACTGCGAACACCAGTATTGGTTATTGTTGCCACACCACTGCCTGTGGCAGTTGATATACCCGAACCTGCTGCTACGCTAAGTATGCCAGTGTTTGAGAATGTGATTGAGTCTGCTCCTGAACTCACCGCCAGTCCCACGCCTGAACCTGACAAGAAATTCACTGTGTCACCGAATGTGGTTGCCACTATGGACAGATCGTTGTTGATTTGTATTTCTTTGAAGAACGTTTTATCAGGATCTATGATCAAACTGGTGCCTACACCAGTTAACGGATCACCACCCACAGTAGATCCTGTAGGTAGATTAATGATACTGCCCACACCTTTGACCTGTGCGCTGCCTGCCCATAAGCCGTTTAATGGATCCACGGTAGTGTGTTCTGCTGTAAACACTGATCGCCACTGACGAGTTATATCTCCCAAACTGCGTAAATTATTTGTAGTAGGAGTAACATCGGTATCCAACGATGAAAAATCTATAGGAGCCAGTCCTGACCCAGTGCCAATAGTAGCAACTAGTATGTCAAAGTTTTCATTGACTTTCGTAAACGCTTCATTGACTTCACTCCATAATACAGGAGGACGACCTGGGGTTATATTATTATTAAAAGGCATTATGTTCTCCCTACTGCTATTTCAATTGACCCTATGTGATCTGAATCGTATGCTATCAGAGCTTTACCAACCACGGTGCCTACTCTTACATCACCTGTGGCAGCCACTGCCACTCCTGGAATTCCTGATGTGATCAAAATATCTCCTTTTGATATTTTTCCTACTACCTTGCAGGGCACACGACCTTGTAGTGCAACTAGATTCTTCAAGCCTGGACAAGCATCATACATGATAAATGCTGCATTATCAGATACCACACCAGCTACTCTAGTATCACCTTTGATATTGCTCATGGTAACTTCTTTATCCCCGCCGAATACAAGAACAGTTCCTACTTCATATTCTCGATCACCTTCGTAGTATTCTGCAAGGTCAGCAGCATATGTGGCCTGCATTCTAGACCCTGGGTTCAAGCTCCAGGTACCTATGATAGTACCAGGGTTGCCATTGCCACCAGTAGTCAGTGAACCACCACTACCAACATTCAGACCAGTACAGGTGATAGTGCTGGTTGATGTAATTGCACCCACCGCAGTGATAGGAGCATTAGAAACACCATTCTGAGTTTTGAATTCATGACTATCATTCCAATACGATGTTTTATCATCTGTAGCCAACGACCCTTCGCTGATCAGTATACCACCAGCACTGTTATATCCGTAATAGCGTAGGTACCCACCAGTGGCAGTTGTTGCTGAATCAACAGCCAATTGCGTGTCAATCTTGATATTAGATACATCAACAGTTCTACCACCAAAGTCACCATTCGTGTCTCTGACAATGATTTCATTGGCTCCGATGCTGCTGCTGCTTCCAGCAGATCCAGCTACTACACTATAGGAACCATCTGCTGTTGCAGTAGCACCAGTTCTTCTTAAGAATCCCACAGTGGAGTATTGTGATTTTTTAATGGCCAGTCCATCGTTGACCACATCAGCAAATGCCACTGCGGCAGCGTTGGCTGTGCTCACACCACTGTTACCGATCAGTGTGTCTGGAGCCAACTGTGCAAGATCTCCTAGCTGAACACTGTTGGCTTTGATGGTAACATGTCCGTCAGTGACGTCAAAATCCGCATTGCTGAAACTGCTTAATCCGCTGGCTGCTTGTATAACAGCAGCAGATCCCACAGGCGCTGCAGACTGTGCAGTAGCAATGGTCATTGCCAGCTTGCTCTGATCAATAGCTGCGGCAGCATTTACTTCAGCATTGTTGACCACACCGGCGTTTAACTGCACGTCTATGTTGTTTAGGCTAGAGTCTATGCCAGTGCGTAGATCAAAGGTCAAGTCGCCAGTGACACTGGCATTTACAAAGATGTCGTCAACACCAGTGAACACCATTACTTGGCCGCCCTGCACATTGGATCCCGCATAGTTTTGTAAATTGGTAAAAGTCAGACTACGAAGATTTACTGCATCTTGAGGGTCAGTTGGATCGGCAACATTAGCAATCTTATTGAAGTTAAGATTCATAGTTGACTGCATGCCCAGCTGGCCATCTAGACTCATGAAACCGCCTGTGCCAAATGGTATTATTTCTGCTGCTACAACAGCAGCACCTTCATGTGAGATTCCTAGTCGACGATCTATGTATTTGCGTGTGGCATTCTCTGTGGGCACAGTATCTGTGGCGTTGTCTGTAAATCCACTGTCTGTAGAAAATTCACTGACTGGCACACCACGTTTGAATCCAATACCGTCCAAATTGCTCAGTGCAATAGAACTGGAGAATGTGACCTGTCCTGTACCTTGGTCAACTCTAAAGAACGGTCCTACGGAGAAATTACCAAATTGATCCGTGGTAACATAAAATACACGACCCACATCACGTTCTTCTGTTTCTTTGGAGTCGTCTACCGGATTAACACTACCTCCATAAATTTCTTTGGGATAGTTGGTATCTGCATAAGAACCTGTGCCGATCTCAAGCAGATCATGTCCAGTAACTCGAGTAAGAGCAATTCTAATAGTCAAAGTGCCAAGACTGCCGCTGGTACGCACAGCCACGGCAGCTTTAATGGTGTAACTTGTGGACAAATTGTTTATGGCATTGACCAACGGACGGTTCAGTGTGATTCTGCCAAACACGGTGCCAGTTACACCAGGACCTTGATACGAACTAATCACATATTCTTCGCCCAGATAAACAAACTTAGCTGCAGATAATCTAGATATTTCAGTAGTTGAAATAGCAATTACTGCAACAGCATTGTCACCTGCGCGGCCGGTAACTAGCCCTACTTTTTGCACACCACTCTGTATACCGGAGGTTTCTATAGCCGGGTCACCAGGCACATCTGTAATTTGGAATGTATCAGGATTTCCTGTGCTGACAACAAAATACCTATTTTGAATACTTATTCCTGTGGGCAAAGCACCAGTGGTAGTGAATTTGACCACGTCTCCCGCGGAGAATCCATGCCCGACCAGTGTTACCACAGCTGGATTAGCGATTGATATAGTGCAGGTTGTACCAGTTGGTGTTGAAGATATAAATTCTCCAGGCTGGAATACCGTGATATCTATATAGTTGTAGTTTTCTCTGGTCTGGGTGAGAGTCAACCCCACGATGTTATATCTATGAATGCCACTACCTGCAGTTGTGATACTCACAGCAGCACCGTTTTTCTGTGTGCTTATACTGAATTGTGTTTCTGTGAGATTGTTAGGCAACACATAGTAAGTTTCTCCCACTAGCAATGGAGCAGGTAACGTGCCTGTGGTAGTGAAACTTATGGTGTAGGCCTCTAACAGTTTGTGAGTTTTCACGGCTTTGATACTCAGTCCAGCACCATTTGTCAATGTAAATGTGCTGCCGCCTGGACTTGAGCTGACTGTGAACGTGTTATATGTGGGCTGTGTGATAATATAATAGGTAATGCCGCTGACAAAGTTATTGGCAGTACTGGTAGGAATTATTTTATCACCTATTCTCAGTTTGTGATTACCGCTGGTGGTACAGACGTTTGAAACTATATCTGTTATAGTCAATGTAATGCGGAATATTGTAGGTGTAGCCGTGTTAACTAATATATCATAAGGACCATTATTATCTGCGGTATTAGTGAATGACAATACACGATACACTGTGCCTGGAGTTTCACGTAGCTTCAATCCAGTAGAAGGTCTTACAGCAACATCTTCCAGACTGCCGGTGAGCAGTGTATTGCTGAGCTGACGAATTGTCATTTTGGTGTTGTTTGTCACCACCGCAAATAGACCCGCTGTGGCGGTGCCGAGCCCAGTGCTGAGATTCAATCTTGCCACCCCCACTGGAAGATCGGTGGTAGTCACACTAGTCACTGGGTATCTATATATTTCTGTGCCGTGCAGAATTTCCAATTCTGATCCACTTAGTGGTGTGTAGTCGAAATTATACACAAATATAGACAATCCACCTGCCACGTTGGCATATGCGCCACTAGGGAAATAACAATCTACTCGTTGATTTAGATCTTGATACAGAGTGGTTGGGGTAGGAACTTCAAGTGGATCTGCACCTTCTGCAACCAAGGCATAATTACCATGAGCATTTGAACCGCCAACCGCACGAATCTGTCCGCCAGTCAGTGAGTAGTAGGCAATATGGCAGTAGTATGTGAACATAGACACTGCTTCAGTTAAGCCACCATTGGCCACAACTATGCCATAGCCGAGGTCGTTGATCTGTGTGAAGTCGTTACATAACATGCTTCTGTTACCAGGCATCAACAACTCATATCGATTGCCATTGAAATCCACATAGCTCACAGCTGATGCCTGGAGCGCAGCTTTATTGGTCTGAATGATAGTTCTAACAGCAATGTTATTAGCAGTGTATCCCACAAAGCTAGGTTCAGTTATGGCTACCACTGCTTGCGCAGCTGTGAAGTTGGCAGCACCGATGATTGAACTCATGCGGGTCATTAGGGTGTTGATTGTAGCAGCTTCTGTGGCCGAGGCAGGAGTTCCTGAGGCTCTAGTCACTGCAGAATAACTCACAGCTGGAGCCAAGTCCTGCACAATTTGTCCTAGCAGATAATTCAAATAGGCATGCCAGGTTGCAGATTGAGCTTGTGTTAGCGAAGAATCAGTGATTACTGCACCTGTGAGATTGTTGTAGAATTTCAGTGCTCTAGTGCGTGTGGCCACATTGCCGCCATAAATCAAGTCATGTATCACAGCGTCCACAGCTTGTCTAATCTGATATTCTACTTCACTGGCCACATATACCGTGGCAGTGGTAAATCCACTGAGATTGCCTGCTATCTGTGCATCGATATAAGCAATTAGTTCAGCGATTTCATAGTCTCTGTTTGCCAACAGCAGTGCATAGGCATTAGTGACGTTAGCAGACAGTCCAACCGGTAGTGTAAATGACAGAGCAGGTGCTGCAACAATCCCGCGTTCTATAGTGTCTGCTATGACAGTATTGCTCTGATCCACAGTTTCTTGAATACTAGGATAAGCAGTAATTAGATCGTTTACAGAATCATGAACGAACTCAATAGCTTCTAATGTGATTCGTCGTTGATCCGTCAATACCACTGCGCTTTGGCTGAGTCTGTAGGTCAAGCCATTTTGTCTGGTCCAGTAGTTGGTGCCTAGCACAATATCCCTTCCCAGGCCATCTAGGATCAATCCAGTGTCTCGACTGCAGGCAGCAGCATTGTAAGTGAATACTGAGAATGGCCAAGGCGTGGTTTCATCTAATACAAATGTAGCTGTGCTGCCGTCCTTGTCATAGACAAAGTCTCGGACATAGTTTATTCTATATACAGAATCCGCTACAATAAATGATGCTGGAAGTTGCGGAAATCTATCAAGATCACTGACTTGCAATCTTGTTGGAGTAGCCACGACGTCGATATTGAATTCCAGGTTGCCTGCAAATCCGTCTGTGAACATACCGCCAGCAAACACCTGTCTGTCCTTGCTGCGGCTGAATGAAGCACACTCTTGAAAGTATGGAGACCTTGACAATATCTGACCTGTGGGATCCAATACTCCCATGAAACCGCCATGACCTATGGCTGATATCGCTTGCCAACGCACGGTATCGTTGGCTAGGAACACGTCCATCTCTTCGTTGTCTTTGGGATAATTCACTGATCCCGATCCATCAATTACATCCTTGAACGCTGTGATCAAGTCTGTGATAACCCCATCAGCGCCCACCTCAGACTGGAACGCAGGATCAATAGTCTGTAAAAATAAATTCTGTTTAGGTGAGGCAACAGCAGTGTTAGTGATAATATCTTGAACTAGCTCTTCAAAAAGATCTATCACCGCCAGATATTCACTGAGCTGTGTGGTAATTACTGTGTTACCAATTTCACTTTGATAATATTTCAGTGCTGCAGATATAGTTCGATTATATTCTCCGTAGTCTAGATCAAAAGTAAGATCGTCAACTAAGATACCTATGCTGGTTTTGTAGAATGGTTTATCATAATTAAAAGTAGAAACAAAAGGTATAACATTATTGATTTTGCGGAAATCAATAGTAGCAATGATTTCTTCCTGTAGAAACTGTCTGTTCAATCTAATCAGGTCCGCAGCTGCTTCATATCCGCCTTTGTTTTGTATTTTGGGATAGACAGGTTGAGTGCTGTTCTGTAGATAATGATAACCGTAGGCCTGTGTGACCACATCAAGGCCATCGATGACTGGATCTCTACGGAATTTATTAAATGCCCAAGGACTGGCAGATGTGCCTGGACGAGGTCTAAAAATAACTCTACGGAATTCATCTCCTACTACAGAAACGTTTGCAGGAACTTTTAGTGGATAGTTTTCGAAATATTCTCCACTTTCTACCAGCACAGAAATCTGTATGTTTCTAGCAATGTCTCCATAGGTTATACTTTCACCTATTTGAAAATTACCAGACAAGATATCCACATCAAAAATTTCATTGCCACCACTTTCTAGTTGTCCTGAATGTGCCACAATCTGGGCCAATGCGTTGCTGGTCTTGCCTCGAAGAAATAGTCCTTCGCGTATATCACGTCCTCGGACAGCTTCAACAGTATTGGTAGTAACATCACCTGTGAAGTCTGTGCGCAGGCCTGCGGTATAGATCAAGAATCTAGGAAGGTCCACTACGAAATTTGGCAATGAACTAAAGCCTGAACCTTTGTCTGTGATAGTGATACTGGTAATCGATCCGCCAGTGACCACAGCGGAACCAAATGCTCCAGTGCCTCCGCCACCTGTGATTCTTACAGAAACCAAACTATACCCACTGCCGCCATTACTAATAGATACTGATCCCACTTTGTATCTGATATCAAAAGTAGCACCAGTTCCTATAGGACCGATCCCCACAGGTGCAGCACTAGTGCTGATTGTGGTTGGCACAGCAGTAGCACCTGGTAGTGCAGTATATGTTCCAGTAGAGACGACTTTAAAAGTAACAATAGCACCAGGAGTAGTTAGGGTAGTTAATACTTCTATTAAACAAGCCCCACCACCTGAAGGCACAGTTCCTCCGGAGACTTGTAGTATATCACCGGGATAATAATTTGCACCTACGGTATTAATTACAACAGTGTCTACGCTCATACGTATAGTGCCAGCGAAATCTATACCAGATGTAGGAGATTCTTCAATGGCAGTCAACGAACATTCGGTAGCTCCGTTATTAAAAGTTAATGTTTTTTCGTAAGGCCCAATAATAGATCGTGATTCTAAAACCAATTGTTCTGCACGTTTGAGAGCAGCTTCGAGAGTTCTGTAAGCATAGGCCAAAGCACGACCTTGCAGTGCCTGAGATACGCCCGGGCGATCATCTTGACCACTGAGCGCCACATACAAATTCACACTAGAACCAAATGCCGAACTATCAACATACTGTTTTGTAGCTGCGATCAATCCGCCGTAATTTGTGTCGTCATCTGGTTCTGGACTTCTAGAAAGTATCAGCGGTCCGCTCATACGTCCAAAGCTGGTATCTGTAAGACCTGTAGCAGGATCTATGGCATTGACCCCAAATCTAGATATTTTAGAATCTGCATAATTCTTATTAACTAATTCGTGACTGTAAATTGGTGCCAACGGGCTAATTGTTGTTCCGGCATCAACTATACGATATTGATTACCACCAGAGCGCATGGACAAATCGCCGCCCAGCTGTGGTGTTGTATCAGCAGCTATTTCGGCAAAATCCGCATTAATTGCAATTTGATTGGGGTTAGTGGTAAAATCAATGCTGATACCACTGCCTGCAACAAGTTTTTTAAATTGCAGTCCTGACTCTGTGTTATTCACAGTGACTACAGGAGTATTGCCAGTAACAACGTCGTTCTGACCCACGTAGGTAGCAGGAGTATCTTCTAGGCCTGTGAATTGTAATCTTTCGCCGAGCCCTAGTGAGCTGTAAAGTTCTCTAAAGTTGTCATTAACTTTACGGAATGAATCTCTTATACTGTCGCCGGTGCCGTCGTTGCCAACGGTGCCGATATCAATAGTCTTTCTTGCCATGGTTAGAATCCTAGATTGAGCAAATGCTCTAATATTTAGCCCAAAGTTTTATAAGCCGGATGTAAATACTAGATGTTTCTCACAACCAAAACTCAACTAAATCAATACTCTAGACTCAGTAAACACGGAGTCGAACATCAATATAAAAGAAAAAAGACTGTAGTAGTGTTGAGATGTGATGACTGTGATTCGATATTTGAAAGAGATCTCAAACACATGGATAAGAAACGCCTCAGCAACAATTTCTTTCATTGTTGTGGGTCTTGTGATGCCAAAAGATTTGCTCAACGCACAGGAGTCGAACAAAAACAGATCTGGAATTTACCTGCTAGTTTAGACTTACCTGTGTCTAAATTCTAAATGATTCGCCGCAGCCGCAGCGGTCGCGCTCATTGGGATTGATAAAATCAAAGCCTTCATTGAGCCCATTGCGGACCCAGTCCATGGTCAACCCGTCTAAATAGGCTAGACTTTTGGCATCTACTAACACAACAAATCCGTCATGTGCAAAATTAGTTACTCCTACTTCAGATTCGTAACTGTCCACGTATTCTAACACATAGGCTAGCCCACTGCACCCTGTAGTCCTAACACCTATGCGAATGCCTACGCCGTGACCACGTTTTGCTAGATTCTGTTTGATTCGTTTACTGGCTGTGTCGGTTACGGTAATCATCTACGGCTGCTTTGATAGCATCTTCTGCTAGAATTGAACAATGTATCTTAACTGGAGGTAGGGCTAGTTCTTGGGCGATTTCGGAGTTTTTGATTGATCCGGCTTGGTCAAGTGTTTTTCCTTTGACCCATTCTGTAACGAGGCTCGAGCTCGCGATAGCCGATCCGCAGCCATACGTTTTAAATTTTGCATCTGTAATAATACCTGTATCATGATCAACCTTTATTTGTAATTTCATAACGTCACCGCAAGCAGGTGCGCCAACCATGCCCGTACCCACATCTTGATCATTTTTATCAAATGATCCTACATTTCGGGGGTTTTCGTAATGATCAATTACTTTGTCCGAGTATGCCATTGATTATTCTCCAGTTTATTATCTTCCATATATTGGTTAGATACTTTTTTTTATCAGCTTGATAGTCTAATGCCCATGCATGCTCCCACCAATCAATCAACAACACAATATCATTTCTAACTTCGTGATTGACAATGGTTTTGATCTTGCCGTCACGAGCTAAGTAAGCCCATCCGCTGCCCTGAATCTTCATGGCTGTTTTTTCAAATTCTTCTTTGAATCGATCAAAAGTACCAAAGTGTTTTTCTATAAACGCCAAACTAGCATCATAGGGTCTGTTGGATCCCTCTGGCTTTTGTAGTTGACCAAAATAGATATTGTGTAAAAACGCACCAGCTTCATTGAAATCGTCATCACCTTCGTTCTTGTTATATCGATCAACATAGGCTTTATACAGCGTTCCGTAATGATAATCTATGGTTTCTTTAGATTTTACAGGTGCAAGATCCTCGCGATCGTATGGCAGTGACAACTGTATGAGTTTGTCTTTTTTGCCTTCAACAATGAATTTTTGAATGAAATTGTATGTCATACATGTATTTACCGCATAAATAACCTACAAGGAGATTTTAATATGCTAGGATTAATCAAGAAACTTTTTGGCAGCAAGCCAGTCGAATCTGTTGAGGTGCCTTACAAGGTAGAAACTCCACCAGTTGAAGTTGTTCAGCCTGTAGTTGAGCCAACCGCAGCAGCAGTTAGTGCTGAAAACAAAGCAGTGGCCGTGGCCAAAGCCAAACGAGCACCAACGAAAAAACCAGCTGTTAAGAAAGCACCAGCGCCGAAGGCTCCACGCAAGCCAAAGGCTCCGTAACTTTTTTATCCTGTTCGTATAGAGCAAATGAGGCCAAGTTCTTGGCCTTGCTTTCACACATGATGTCTGCCCACGACCTATGTGTCAATGCCCAAGAATTAACTGCGGTATTCCAATAAAACCCACTGTGCGCTCGCAGCTTGCCTTTCTTATAGCCCTGCTCTAGGAGGGCCGGAAGATCGGGGCGGATGTGTCTGGGATGGTCAATAAGACAGTCTTCCCGTGAAACACTATAATGTATAACAGGGCGAACACCACGCCAACTATCAATAACCCTTTTAACACGATCGTCATTCGCTTCAATATATTCTCCAGTTTTAATCCAATGATGGTGAATGTCTAGCACCAGGGCACAGTCCTTGACCAACTCAATGCTTGAGTCAATGCCCCAGGTCATTTCGTCATTTTCGATGGTAAGACAGTTACGGGCCTCGGGTGTCATTTTGCTAAGAGCGTCACGAACACCCTGCGGACCCAGCTTGCCGGAGATATGCACATTAATCTTGAAGTCCTGGAATGTCTTACCAAAGCCCATCCAACGAGCCATGTCTACGTGGTACTCGAACTCTTCTATGCTGCGTTCTACTATGCCCGGGTTAATAGAAGCCAACACGCAAAACTGGCCAGGATGAAAGCTGAGCCTAACATTATTCTGCCTAGCCACATCACCCACCCTGGCAAATCCTCTTTCTGCAAATGCTCTGACATCGGACTGCCGCCAAAACCACTTCCAACTAGGCTCAGTATATACAGGAAGTATATCACTTGAGAGTCGTACCATTCTAAGATCTTCATCTAGTGTTCCTATCCTGCTGACTAGTTTGTAGCAGGCTTCTATGTTTCTTTCCATCAAGTCCCAAAGTCGCTGTTCTGCTTCTTGAGGATGTTCACGCAACCACCTAACTGTGGTGGAGCCTGTATTTAAGTCGCGGTCAACAGCATTTATTTTCATACCGTCAACTTCGGAAGGATCGTTGATCCATTTGCAGGCAAAGCCTAGTCGTCTGAGTGTAGTGTTCATACTACAAGTATAACATCATTACTGCCAGTTGTCAACGACAAATTTGTCCTGAACGTCCTGAGGATTTGGTTCTCCGTGAAACACAGCTATGCTACAATCTGGAGGAGGTCGCACATCGTGTTTCACTGTTTTGAATCGCCGCCCACCATGTGCAACAGTGAGTTCATCCCTGCTGCGTATTTCCCATTTGTAACTCATGATCCATTCTTTGGGCCAAAATATCATTCTATCTTTGGCTATCTTCCAAATCCAATCTTGATCTCCTTGCAGCCGCTGTGCCTCTGCGGGTTTCGATTTGAATTGATCGTATATATGACCTTGTGTGCCGTGTGTCCATGCCAATACCGAACTGTTGAGATAATTCCAACCGGGAAAAAATTTTCTATTGAAATCGTGGATACCTATAAAGCTGGTAGGATGATATCCAGTGAGCTTGTTCATGTTGGCATGTATGACCACATCTAGATCCAAATATAATATTCTTCCCCTGAGAGGCAATGCAGAATCAAACATGTGAACCTTGTGCCACCAACCTCTAGCATAGTTGGCGTTGGGTTGATATATTTTACGAACTCCGGCAATATCATGTTGATCGTCAGTGAGACAGGCAAACTCATAAGGCACAGTGAGATGCCTAGACACCATATTACGTAGCCGTTCTACATATTCCCGGCCGTATTTGTTACCAAATCTCACACACAGCACAGTGATAGGTTCGTTGGGATCCGAAGGCACTACAAGATCAGGATATTCTCCACGTGCTGCCATTTTGGCAGCTCTCTTTTCAGCCTTGGCTTGTATGCGTTGTTCTTTTGACAATTCCATCTATGGCTACCAAGTCTTTTAAAATGTCACTAAGGTCGTCTAGTTTGATCATATTTGGACCATCACTGGGGGCAGAATCTGGATCTTCATGACACTCCATAAACACAGCTGCTACTGATCCTGTAGCTATAGCAGCTCTCGCCAGGTACGGGACCATGGTCCTATCTCCTCCAGATCTTTCTCCCATTCCCCCAGGCTGTTGAACAGAATGTGTGGCATCAAAGACCACTGGATAGCCAGTGCTTGCCATAATAGGTAGACTGCGCATGTCCACCACAAGATTATTGTATCCATGAGTATATCCTCTTTCACATAACATGATGCGTTCATTACCAGTCGAAGCAATCTTTGCCGCAACATTTTTCATATCGTGGGGAGCAAGAAACTGCCCTTTCTTGACGTTGATGGCACATCCTGTAGCACCCGCTGCCAACAATAGATCAGTTTGTCTACAAAGAAATGCTGGAATTTGTAACACATCTATGCCAGCGGCAGCACACAACTCTGCCTGATAACTTTCGTGAATGTCAGTTAAAACTGGCACTCCAAAACGATGTTTAACTGCATTTAGAATCTTTAAACCTTCATCAATACCGATACCTCGTTTAGTAGAAATGCTACTTCGATTGGCTTTGTCAAAACTGCTTTTATAGATAAACTTAATGCCTAGACTATCACAGGTTTGTTTTATGCTGTGTGCGGTTTCGAGTGTATGATCTAGACTTTCAATTTGACAAGGACCGGCAATTAATACCAACGGTTCGTTGTTTCCTAATTTTGTATTATGAATGTTAAATGTGCGCATATTATTATTTACCAATGCCTGATGGTATTGGCAATAATAAAACCACAGGTTATCACGTGAATGATAACCCAAAAAGTTTTTAAGAATAAAACAATGCGAGCTTCACGTAGAGTGAGAATAGGCACATCTGGCCTATCCTCATCAGTTTGCCCCATTCTGTGCCCAGTTGCTCGAGCCCAGATGCGTTCAATGCTATTCATTAGGCCTCATAGACTGCCGAATTGCCAGCATGTTCAAACACTTCTGCTGAACGCAACTTAACACCCTGACCTACAGGATACCGAGCTTTGTAACTTCGTTCGGTATTAGGACAAGTCCAAGTCTCGCCTCGCTGGAACGTTTCTAAAATCTCTTTCATTTTAAAGAAAGCCAGTTCGGAAAACTTTTCACATCCAACTCCGGGAACTAATCGAAGATCTAAAATCCCCCCAACGTCATTGAGACCTAGTTCTGCTAATTTGAGAAATTTTTCTAGATGAGGATCATCAGTAGCAATAATTGTAGAGTGATCGAACATGTATTCGCTCCACTCTTTGAATGCTTTGAGTCCGCCAAAGTCCATGACCCAATTGCGGTCGTCTAAGGTTTCTGATTCGAAAATTAATTTGATACCGATTGAGTATCCGTGCAGTAATGAGCAGTGACTATGTGTGCTTCTCCACTGTCTAAAACAGCATGAAAGTCCGCGGTCGTTGCCGTAAGTTTTTGTTGAAAGATATTTTGCCATCTCTAGTCTCCTTTATATAGGTAGCAAGTTTGATGACTGCAGAGTGTTTAGAGAGGGATGATGCCATAGAGTCCTCTTTGTGTGTGTATTGTAATAGTATACAACATCTCTATTTATAATGCAACGAATTCCACATTATTTTTTCTCCATTCCGGTGGCATCTTCCAGTCTGGTCTATTATAGATAACAAATGTTGTATTGGGATAATATATGAATACCGATTCAATCTGGTAGACCCAATAGCTGTGATCCACTGCCTGCGATCCTGCTCTGGCATAATTCACAGTGCCTTTGTAGATGTTGTTGACAC